CCTGGTGTTGTCTCCGACTTAAAGAAGGGCGATCGTAGTAAATACGATTTCCCTACTTGGTCTGAGAAGCTAGAGACGGTCTTCCCATTAGCCGACGTTGGCTTTGCCAACCATGCGGCGTGGGCGGAATTCGCCGAAAGCCAGGATGCTTCACGGTATCGCACCGTGGAACATCCTAGCCGGCTGGCGGCTGTACCAAAGACGCAGAAGAAACCGCGGTTAATCGCCGCGGAGCCTACTGCGAACCAATGGTGTCAGCAGGCTCTTCAGGATTTCCTGAGAGCTTCCGTTAACCGGACGTTTTTGCGGAATGCGATCTCTTTTCAAGATCAAACTCCGAATCAGCGTCTCGCTCTAGCTGCGTCACGAACCGGTGAGAATTCTACGATTGATCTCTCATCGGCGAGTGACCGACTCAGCTGCTGGTTCGCGGAGAGGGCCTTTAGGGCGAATCCTTCGCTCTTGAAGGCTCTCAATGCGAGCCGGACTGGCTGGATCGCGAACCTTGTGGACAAGAAGTCCCCGAAGTATTATCGTCTTCGGAAACTATCCACTATGGGTTCGGCCATCACCTTTCCGGTACAGTCAATCTGCTTTGCCATCCTGGCAATGTCTTGTGTTGATGCCGTTCTCTACTCTCTGTCGAAGACGGGCACCCCAGTTGGGGAGTTCGGCTTTAACGAGGAGGAAGCGTTCGACATCGCCACCTCCAAACAACGCATTCTCGAAAGAGATGTCGTTGAGTGGAAGAGCATTGCGAGACGTGACATCGCAAGTTGGTTGTCACGGAAGGTCCGCGTATTCGGGGACGATATCATTTGTCCCTGGTACGCGCAGGACGTGCTTAAGCTGGTTCTTGAGGTCCTTGATTTTAAGGTCAACGACGACAAAACTTTCGGACTTGGAAGATTCCGAGAGTCCTGTGGCGTCGATGCATACGACGGGCATGATGTAACGCCCGCGTACGTCCTCACCCAGCCTGAACAGGCCCGACCTGAATCCATTGTCAGTTCGGTGGCTACAGTCCATAACTTCGCGACTCGCGGGTTATGGATGACTAGCCATTGGATTGAACAGACAGTTCGTAAAGCAATGCCACAGCTAGCATTGCCTACGGTCGACTGGGATTCAGGAGTTTTCGGTTGGCGGTCCCATGCTGGCCCTGACCTAAGCCACTTACAGTGGCGGTGGTCAGAGACTTACCAGCAGAAGGAGTATCGCGTTCACGTCGTTAAAACGCGTGAGGTGCGAAAGCCAGACCGACCTGACTCACGGCTTCTCCAGTATTTTACTGAAGC